AGTGTTGGCTGACATCTACAGCGGCAAGATTCGCAATTGGAATAACCCAGCCATCCAGGTTCTAAATCCCGATAAAGTTCTGCCTATGCTGGCCATTGCGCCTGTGTATCGTGCCGATGGAAGTGGCACCACTTACGTGTGGACCAGCTATCTCAGCAAGGTAAGCCCTGACTGGGCCAAGACCGTGGGAGCCAGCACCAGCGTAAAATGGCCCACCGGTAACGGTGCCAAGGGCAACGATGGCGTTAGTGCCACAGTCAAGCAGGTTCGCGGCGGCATTGGATATGTGGAAAGTGTCTACGCCAGCAGCAACCATCTCATTACAACTCAGTTGCAAAATGCAGACCACAAGTGGGTGTCCCCTACCGCAGCAAGTTTCCAGGCTGCTGCACAGAATGCCGACTGGGCTCACGCCAAGAACTGGTCAGTGGACATTATCAACCAGCCTGGCTCAGCAAGCTGGCCCATTGTGAGCGCCACATACCTGCTGCTGCCCCGGGATGCACAGAACCCTGCTCAGTCTAAATTGGTTGCTAACTGGATCGCCTGGGTTTATGCACATGGCAGCAAGCTGGCTCTGGACATGGACTACGTGCCTCTACCTGAGTCTGTGCAGAGACAAGTGTTATCCGAAATCAATGGTTGACTACAAGCTGTGACGTGTTATTTTGTGTAAGTGAAGGAGTTTTGAAAATATAACTTACCTTCACGGATCTGCAGTGTGTCACTTGAGGTGCCTCCAAAGACCCATTCATATTTATAACACTTGACAGTCTTTTGATACCATGCTAATATGATAACATAGTGAAAAAGAGGGTTATATAATGTGGAATACACCTACCTGTTCAATCTTTGACATCGATGGTACACTGGCAGAGATTTCGCACCGCCGCCATTTTGTAGCTAGCAAGCCTAAGAATTGGATGGCGTTTCGTAGAGGAATGCCTAACGATCTTCCCAACCACGACATTATCTGGCTGCTTAAGACAATGCATGCAGCTGGTTGCACTATTCTAATCGCAAGCGGCCGCGGCGAGGAAGATCGTATGGTAACTGAAACTTGGCTACGAGATGTAGCCGGTGTAGGTGACCTATATGAACGACTTTACATGCGACCCGAACAAGACTATCGTCAAGATAACGTAATTAAAAGCGAAATCCTTGATCAAATGCATGCAGACGGTTATGCGCCTACTATTGTTGTAGATGACCGTCAACAGGTTGTAGACATGTTTAGAAGCAGAGGACTTAGGGTTCTCCAGGTTGCCCCTGGAAATTTCTAGATATCTAGTGGAGGTAATTTAGCGTAAATTGAAATTACCTCCGCTTTTTCTATCCAACTAATGATCTATACTTTAGATTAACATCGTTTAAAAATTAAAGTTTTTGCGGTGCACACTATCTACGTTGTTACATCCGTGGAGACGACAAAATATTGTTGACAACTTGTTAGTTTATGCTAATATACAACTATGAAAACTGTAGGAGCTATCTAAATGGATGCTGAAATAGCCAAGCTTGATTGTACAACATCGGGCTTTGACGAACAATACGGAAACGCTCTTAATTATATCCATTATGAAATTGACACTGCTGTTTTAAAAAACGAGCTAGTTAAGTATGCCAACCTAATTGGCATGGCAGATATTGCAGAACTGATTACACCCGGGCATATTGGTGTTGAAGGTAAGATTGCATACTGCCTTAATCGAGGCGCAAGACTTAAAGAGTCTAGTGTTGAGAGAATACCAAAAATGTTAACAGAATATAAAAACAAACTGTCTAAGGAGATTGATTTTTCTTGGGAATCAATTGCATTGTCATCGCATGGTAAATCTGTGCTGGCATATGTTGACTGCTATAGTCATATCGATAATGCTAAAACTAGAGTATTACTTGGTAAAATGCCTGCGCGCGATCTAGCTGCTACAGTTCGAAAAATAGTTTCCGACAAAGCACATAGTAAAACTATTGTAGCACGACAGCTACTTGAACATTATCGAGATGCCTTAGTCGAAGCTAAAACAGATACTTCCATTACCGATTGGGTGAAACCGTTAACTACAGTGGTCGATACGCTTGGACTATTGGTAAACAATCGAGCTAGTGTTAAAGCTGGTGCTAAAGGAGCTAAAGCACGTCGGCTTGCTAATACACTTGAGCAAAGTGATCGTAAGGGTGAAAAAGCTGCTGCAAAAGTCACTTACAAAGACGAAGACATTGACTTAGGTATCAGCAGTATTGACCCAACTAATTTAGTTGGTGCAGAAGCTGCTGTAATTTACAATACCAAAACGCGTCACTGTGAAGTGTATTTTGCCGAAACAGGTAAACGACTAAGTGTGCATGGTTCTAGAATAACTAACTACGACGAAAAAAAATCAACAGGCAAAACCCTTCGAAATCCTGAAACAGATTTGCCTCATTGGAATCGAGCTACCACAGTTCGCCGCTTAGAAGTATTGCTAAGTCAGGTAAACGGCAAAAACTGGGACCTTGCTGGAAAGTTTAATCGAAATACAATGGTACTGAAAGTTTTGTAATCAATAGTGAATAGTTATGCATTATGTAAAGATGCACGTTCATTTGACGATGTGTTGTTGGAACCTGGTACTACATTGAAATCTTTGCCAAACTACAGTCAGGATTGAACAATACCAACAAGAACCTTGCTGCCTACAGGATTAGCATCATGTTGATCAAATTCTAATACACCGTTAATATTGCGTACAAGTATAAGCTTTTTGTTTGGTTGTAACATTAATTGTTCTGTTGTGCGAGTTTCAATGTCTGGTATTGGAGTTCGCAAGGTGGTAATTTGAGGATTGCTTACCCATTGTTTAGCTAACAATGGCATTAATTCTGTAGGTTCTTTAGCAATATCAAGTATATAGCGCGCAATTTTAAGTCTAGCAACAGAACTTATTCTACGCATTTGCAGTATTTTATTAGTACTGTATGGTTGATATCCTGCGCTAGGTATCCACACACCGTGATTTGTTCTTGCTATTGCTGTATCATGTATTTCTCGTATGACTTGGCGACGATTATCACCAGTTTTACCCTCTATAAGCACTAATTTTTTAGCATCGAAAACCATTACACAGCCGCCGATACCTTGTTTCCTACATACCGCAACGGCACGATCTACAGTTGGCTGGGCAAGCGCATCTCGTATTATATGTCCATCTTTGCTAGTATGTTTGGTTAATCCATTTACAACAGGGCTGAGACTTGAACTAATTATGCTAACACCATTAGAGTTCATACCTTCTGACCACCGGGTGTCTTCATCCATAAGCGTGACTCGTTGAAATTTGTTTTCCTGATCACGTAATAGCTCTGTGTGAGTGGCAGCCGGCCTATCTCGGTTTTTTACACCTATCCAACCTATGTTTGGAAATTTTTTAGCAATTATAGTACACATGTTCTTGTATTTAGTCTTTGCGCGTAAGCCTGCAACAGCTCGGTGCGCAGTAGTGCACTTACAGTAGTATTATTAAAAAATGCTTGACAATTGTGCACTATATGTTACTATATGATGCTATAAAACATAAGAGATAACCGATGAATTACCCGAAACTGATTCGCTTCAAGGAAAAACACGAATATCGCAACTTTGTGGTTGACTCCCAAGACGATTACCACGCGATTTTAGTGCAGGTGGCACGTGAGAGACTGTTAGAAGGCTACTGGTATAGCGACGAGCCCAATGGGCACCCAGATATGTTCCGCCCTAACGCTCATCTATCAGATGCCGAAACCTGATGCCAATGTTGCGGTTTCGAGACCATTCTTTTTGGTTGACAGACCGGTCGTCTGTGCTATTATACGTCATAGAGCAACAGGAGTTGATAGCATGGCGTACATGAATCAAGAGACCAAAGCTGCCAAAGCCCCGCACATCAAGGCCATCCTCAAAAAGTATGGCATGAAGGGCTCGCTGGCTGTGCGCAATCACAGCACCTTGGTGCTGAACCTCAAGAGCGGGCGACTGGATTTCGGAGGTGACTACATCCAGGTCAACGTCTACCACACTGACAGCCACTATCAGGGGCGTGTGAAGAAGTTCCTGCGTGAGGTACTGGATGTCATGAATGAAGGCAACTACGACAACAGCCAGCCTGAAGTCGATTATTTCGACAAAGGGTTCTACGTTTCAATTTCGGTCGGTAAGTGGGACCGGCCCTATGTCCGGGTGGGCTAAATCATGACAACAGAATTTCTTGGCTACCTGCTCCGTGACAAGGTCACTGACCAATACTGGTGTGGTGGTTGGCACCCTTGGGGCTCCATAGGTTCCGCCAAACTCTACAAGCGCAAGGGCGACGTGACCGTTGCCAGCAAGCGAGCCCGAGAAGAGTTTGACTCAAAATACACTCAGCTTGACAAGAATCGCCAACTGCCATTCAGCAACCAGGCTCACATTCAAACGGCGTTTGAAGATCTCCATCGTCGTATCTATGATCTGGTCGATTACGGACTTGAGGTCGTGACCATGAAGCTGGTGCCAGCATGACCGGCCCCGAACTCCAGGAGTGGCTCTCCGAATGCCGAGCCCTCTACAACCTCTCCCAGATCCTCCCGGCCACTCGCGTCTAAATAACAGAGATTTGGGTTGACCCATGTCACAGATGTGCTATTATGTATATGTAAACACAGGAGCAACACCATGATCAAGTTGAAGTTGACTTTGAATCAGTTTGAAGCGCTGTATGAGCTGCTCAACGCTATGGAAATTGACGCTGACCACCCTGGTGATGCGCCCCTTGCTGAAATTCTGGACATGCTCAACGATGTGGACACAGAGTGAGTAGTGCTACGCATATCTCCCGGCTCGCAGCGATTCTTGGGAAAAATCACCAACGCCGTCAACTGTCATAAAACATTTGCAAAGTAGTGCGATCATCAAGCCATAATTTGTCTGGTTCAATGTGAGAACTTTTATAAGGCTTTGCTGTATCTAAAAGATATTCACCATCGGCGCCTACAGTCAACCATTCATTATTTTTACCAAAAGACACCAAATGCCCTTGTATAAGAAATATATCCATTGGTGTGTGATCTGTTTTCCAACGAACGTATTGTGGATACATCTGTTTAGCCCAAGGATACAATAGTCTATTTGGATCAAATCCGACTGTCCAACTTGATCTTCCTTCGTGCTCTCGTATAAGGATTCCGCCTTTATAAGACATTCCCCTAAAACAAGATACACCTGCTTCGTGAGTCATATTTCCCATTTCTCGTCGCATTTCTGCATCAAATCCCACTTTAGATCGTTGACCAAATTTACCAAACCGTATCATTGGCCATTTGAATGGCTGATATCCAACGACACTTTTTGGAACATGGCGGCTTCCTTCTATTCCGTAAGAATCTTCTGGTGAATATAGTTCTTCTTCTCGCTCTCTACGCTTACGTTCATCTGAACGAAATTTTTCTCTATCTTTTTTCTGTTGATGTTGACGCAACAGTTGCTGTTGTTGTGGTGTTAGCGGCTTATTTTTTGGTGTTTCATCAGACACGTAATCATCATCACCCCAATCGAGGTCTATGGCTTCTCCAACGATATCTTTGTATCTCATAAAAACATTCCTAATATTTTTCAATATTTATTATCATAAATATCACTATGCGAATCAGTGAATTACTTGCCGAAGGCTATAAAGAAACCATTGCCGCTTTTAATCAAGAAGCAGGCAACTTGCGCACGAATGACGCAACTATTGTACAACAAACCATAGATCAATATAAATCTTTAGTCAATCGCAATCAATTACAAGGCAATGAAAGAAATATTGACTGGTGGAGATTGAGTTATGAACGACAATATGATTGACAACTATATGTTATATGCTAATATATGGTATGAACATAGGAATAGGATAGATGCAGTATTCGACGAGGATTGAAGATTATCTTGCGGCTATCGAAGGTTGCGAAGCCTTCTTTGTAGCCGAACGAGAACACTTCAAGATCATCAACTACATCAGCATGGGAAACGATGTATTCCCTGATCCAAACACGGCACCTGATGCCGAAACCGCTCGCAAGTGGCTTCTCCGACGACAGTGTCGTGGCCTAATCTTTAGCCATGCTGGCGATGTGATTTCTCTGCCAATCCACAAGTTCTTCAATGTATCGGAACGGGATGAGACTCAGCTTCACAGGATCGATCTTGACCGTCAACACGTTATATTGTCTAAGTTGGATGGGTCCATGGTTCGTCCCATTCCGGTCGGTGATGGGTATCGGCTTGGCACTAAGATGTCAATGACCAACGTTAGCATGCAGGCCGAAGTTTGGCTTGCAGATCATCCTAACTATGACCTGTTCATCCGCAGTTGCTTTGAGAGCAACTGTATTCCGATTTTTGAATGGTGCAGTCGCAAACAGACGATTGTTGTGGATCATCCCGTCGACCGCCTTGTGTTGATTGCTATTCGTAGCATCATCACCGGCGATTACATGGGTATTCCTGGCATGCGTGGTATTGCAGAGGCTATGAATATTGATCTAGTATCTGAGTATCCAGGCACCGTCGAAAGCATGGCTGCGTTGGTGGCCGAGACTGAAACCCTTATTGGTCAGGAAGGTTGGGTGATCCGATTTGATGACGGTGACATGCTCAAGATCAAGGCGGACGATTATCGGCGCAAGCATTCTGCCAAGGATTCGATCACCATGGAGAAGAATGTGATTGAGATGATCTTGGCGGAGAAGTTGGACGATTGCAAGAGCGTTCTCGACATTGATCTGCGGCGACGGTTGGAACAGTTTGAAACCGATTTCTGGCATGGCATCCGTGATACAGGCGCGCAATGGGCACTAGCTTTCTACGACGTCAAGCGGAAGTTTGGCGATGATCGCAAAGCGTTTGCGATTGAATGGGCACCAGGATTTGAATCTAACCTGCGTAGCGCTATGTTCCGTGCATGGGACGCCGCGGAGTTTGATTGGCAGACAGCCATTGTGGATGCCGTGAAGAAGAATCTCGGCACGCAGACTAAGGTGGACGCTGCTCGTGGAATGTGGGGTGGTGCAAAATGGTCGTACGGTAACAACACTGGAGATGACGAATGACCCACCCTAGAATCCAAAACGGTTGGGTTGACTCTGGACAACCGGTGCGTGGCGGACAAAAACGATGTCCCAACTGTCACAGTGAAAACTTCCGGGAAACCCTCAGCCGGGAAATCTGTCATAGCTGTGGGCTGGAATGCGATTATTGGGGTGCTGGTGCCAATGAGATTTATCAAGCGATGTCTGAACGCCACCACGAAAAGCTGCGCCGACTGCAACAAGAACGATGGGCCAAAGAGTTGGGATATGATTTGGAAGACGAATGATGATCGAGGAACTGCAACAATATATCCGCATGGTCGAAGAGGAATGGCAATGCGATCAACTCTTGGAGATGGCCCGTGTGGGGGAAATACGCCACGGCATCCCCAAGGTTGTGATCTGGGTAGGACTGGCGCCCAAGCAACATGGACTGCGAGTCAAGGTGTCAAACATTCCCAATAAGATGGATCCCAGTGACAACTTCACTGTTCAAATTCCCAGTTTAGATTATGATCCCAATCAGGTAGCCAAGTGGATTGATACTAAGACTATGGGACAAATCCTAGATTGGATCAAACTCAACCAGCAACTGCTGTATGACTATGAGACTGGTGAGATTGACGATACTGACAAGTTCGTGAATAGTATAGCCAAGGTATGACATCGATGACTGACGAAAAAAAGAGACGACATAACATCGAGGTTCGAGTCAACGAAACCTCAGAAGGCTTCTACCTCAACATCTGGGACGCTGATGGGGTTGAGCATGAGATTGCTATCAGTGAAGACATCGCCCAAGATGCCCGGACCGGTAGAGATGGATGGTGGAAGAAACTATTCCCGCAATGCGATCATGATTATTCTGTTGGTCGATACGGATCACAGTGGGTAGATGGGTCAACCGGGCAACCACTTTGCAAAAAGTGTGGAAAATCATACAAATGACGACAACCTATACCGGAGACCCTTGGCATGCTGACGAAAGCGAGGATTGTGTTCGCATCTTCTGTGAACACGCTCAAATCATCAAAGCACCAAAACACAGCACGCCGTTTGAAGAATACTGGCCCGAACCCAAGATGATCAAGTGGATGCTCAAAGCCTTGAACAATCAATAGTCGGCGGATGATTTGCGAGACAACTAGCCTGAGGCAAATCAGTTGACACAGCGTCTATATCATGCTACATTCTAGAGCATAGGAGACAAAGCGATGAACACTCGAATTCAAGATCTCAAGACACAGGCACTAGAATGGTTTGCCCGTCAGCATGGGCTAGAGTTGATACATTTGTCGCCCACACCAGATCCGCTCAGCCAAAAGCAAATTGATGAGAAGTTTGCCGAGTTGATCATACGAGAATGTCTAGGGCTATATGATTCCATTGACAATGGCAATTTGCCGCATGGCACTGACAATTACTTTCTGGCAATTGAGCGGCACTTTGTAGCCAACAAATGAGAGATTTTAAAGTTGGCTATCATTGGATTTGGATGGTTCCGCTCATGTTCTGTGCGTGGACTTTCTTTGAAATAGTCGAGCGATATCGTGCCCAGCAACATCGCCGCAAGATTCGCAAGATTTTGAAGAACAACCCCGAGGTTCGCAGGATGAGCGAACTGGCAGGAATCAAAGAATGAAACAGTATAAAATTCGTATCGCAGAAACACAGCGCAAAGTTGGAACAAAGCACTGGACCGAGACATACAAGACACTTGAATATGCACAAAAACGTATTGATTATATTAACGGTCTAATGACTTCTAAGTTTCCGCCGCGTCACTACATTATTGCTAATGATAATATTGAGGAAATTGAAGTAGATGGAACAAGATGATGTTTGGGAAGTTTCGGTAGGTCAGTATTATGGTCCACCAACAGACGGCAACTATAGCATAGAATACTGTGTGCTAGAATTTTGGCATCCATTTAACTTTAAAGCAGAACATTTTAAGTGTATAGTGGCAACGACGTATGATCAAAGTGTTGCTGACAAACTTGTGGCAGAAGACCCCAATCATCGATATTGGACTAAGACTTATCGTTTATATAGTTATCCTGTGAAAGAAAAAACACCATGAACAAATACACGATTGAGGTTGACTATTTTGCTACTGGTGAAGGTCGAACACTCATCATTAATTATGTGATGGATAATACACCAGAGGATGCTTTGCGTAACTTTATTGGTGATTATTCATATGATTTTTATAGTCATTATGCCGAAGTGAAAGAAGGTTGGGTATTCGATAGCGAAGTTGCCGAAATTTTGGTTTCTCCTGCTGTTCAAAAACTTCTGAATGGTCAAGACGGTCAAAAGTTTTTTACGGCAAATCTTCATCTAGATTATGGTTAAAATAAAATGAGATATTGGTGTTATAACGAACCCATTTATGAGAATGAAAAGATCATTGGCAATCGAGTTGAAATCATATCCGATAAAGAAATCATTGACACCTACTACCCTGTGTGGTATAAATTGGTGGTAGAGAATTTTGGTAAGGAACATGTTGATGCGAATTATTGCCAATCAGATTGTATTGACGAATGGGTTATCGGAAATTGGGCATGGGAAAGCACTGACGATGAATAAAAAAATTGAAGAAATTGCTAAACAATGCTGGGATGAACGCCTAGATGGTCAACTTCATTTTGACTGTGAAAAATTCGCTGAGTTGATTATCGAAAAATGTGGAGAAATTGCTGATAACTATGTAGATCACGGCATTCCATCCTCAGCGATTGACAAATATTTTGGAGTTGATGTGATATGCACTGGACTTCGCTAACACCTCATGGCATTTGTCAAGCAATGGGTATCGATATTGACAAACGCCGCGCCAATGAACTCAGCAATTTGTTTGATGGCAATGTTAATGGGTGGTATTATCTATGGGGTGCCAGTCGCGGTGATGGAACTGATGAATCTGCTAAATGGATTTTAGGTGCGATTGCCGCCAAATTAAATGAATTGGGAGTTGGGTTCGATCATGCAAGATCATTAATTCCTTCTGACTATCTCAATGCGTTTGTGCTATATCTGAAATCTGGTAAATTTGATCGTGGATTTAGTAAGGAAGTATTTGCCGAATTGATGTTACTACGAGGCGAGCAATTTCGAACTGTTGAACTTACGGATTCCATGACGCCCGCAGAAGTGCAAGAATGGATTGACTGTCCTATACGTCGTCTCAGAGGTGATGAGGTAATGGATGCTATCATCGCCATGCCAAAGTTTGCAGCAACGAACAGCGATGAACTCGATGCTCTAATAGAATCAGTTATTGTTGCCAATGCAGAACAAGCATCGAAGGTCGCTGAGAACCCAAAACTAGTGCAATGGTTTGTTGGTCAGGTGATGAAAGCAGGCAAAGGCAAAATTACAGCGCCAGCAGTATTGGATAAACTCAAACAGAGATTTGGATAGGGATGGGAAATAATGTCTTTCAAATGTAGAGGTTGCCAGAATATTTTTGTCCAAGATGAACTTTGTGTAACTTGTGGTGCGCAAAAGTTATATGACAATACCGTAACGATTCTCGAAAATCGTATTAAAAAACTTGTCGGTTACATAAACACATTAATTGAAGGTGATGATCCATCCCCCGGTCTCGATGATGATATGAAAAAGTGGGGATATTGGGATGAAGATGGTTATCCAGTAGAAGATGGAGATGAAGACGATGCTGAATAAAGATATGACATATTTTTTTGATGTAGACGAGAACGTAAATGGGCACATGATCCATCACAAGGGCAGATTATACAATGTGGTAGACAAATCTGGAAACCACCAATGGTATAGTTTTGATCAAACCACTACCGCCGACAATGGTGTGAAAATTGCGCATTCTACCTTTACAGATTTTGATGGTGGCAAGTTCATGGGTCTAACGCAAGAAGAAATAAACCGCGCCATAACACGAAAGAGCAAGTAGTGAAATGAAAATTGACGGATATGTGATCGCTCCACCTGTTTCTCCTTGGGATGATCCAGCAAAAGTTATACCATATATGTCACATTCAACTTTTGGTATCACACCATTAGAATCGTGGATGAAACATATCCGGCACAAAGACTACGAC